TATACCATTAGGTAATGACTTACCCGCTATCAAGATACCTATACCATTTGAAGTTTTAACCTGAAGAGTTCCTCGAACATTGTGCAGGCCCGGGCCGTGTTCCAGAAAGTTAGCATTAATTTTGTTAATAAATTTATCGGTAGGGATATCGTGTAAAAATATTCCTGAACCCATTACCGTATTGGCTTTCAGGTTTTTTGTTTCTAAGGTTTGAGTATCCGAATTGTAGGTTAAGTTATGGTGTGTTCTGGCGCCGTCTTCTTTATCACAAATTATTAAGCCATTATTTACATTACCTTTTATTTTTTTTATTGCGACATCTTTGAGTGTTGCACAGGGACTTTGCGCATCGGTATCATAAAATACGCTTGCACTAATTGTGTTTTTGAATACTTTTACTCCATCAATTTCTTGATCTGCGTGCTGATCAACTGAACCCTGCACATTACCTTTTAAAACATTGTACGCCATTTTTATCCCTCTCAACGATAAATAGAATTATATTACTAAATAGTCTCATAAAAAAGGATGCCCCCACAAGGAGGGCATCCAAAGTAATAGTCTAAGTCTAAAACTATGTTTAGATTAGAAGATTCTCCATGCAGCATCGGAGATAGCCATCAAGGAAACGGCACCCGAATCGGATTCAATCTCGATTTGAGCAACGCCATCGATGTTATCGCCAGCGCCGGCAGCAACGATGAGTTTGTTAGAGCCAACAAGTGGTGCTTTAACGTGTACAACGTCACCAGCGCTTGGAGAGGCTGGAAGAGTCCATGTGCGGTTAGCAGTAAGATCTGCACTACCGTAGTTGAAGCCTTCGACAAGAGTGGCATCAGCGTCACCAACAGAGTTAGGAACGTTACCATCAAGCGAAAGGACACCACTAGTAAGTGTAAGACCAGCACCTGCGACCGAAGACTTAAGACGAAGACCGCCAGCAGCAACTTCAAACGAGTTGTCGCCGTCGCCAGAGTTAAGTTTAAGGTCTGCAGAGATTGCACCACCTGCGAAGGACATGTCCATCGAGTTAGTGTCGGTAACCGACAAGTGACCACGAACGCCAGCAGCGGAATCACCATGCGCAAGAGTATCAAGGAACGAGCCCGAGAATGCACTGTGATCGACTTTAAAGACGCCGGCGGTAAAGTCAAGCATCTCGCCAGCACTTAAGTGAGCACGAACTTCAGACGCCGATGGGCCTGTGTAAGTGATAACACCTGTTGACGAGTTGTATGCCAACGAACCATCACCACCAGCATCAGTTACACTGATAAGGCCGCGAGCGGAACCCGAGAAGAGAGTCTCGTCCATAGTGAAAGCACCAGTACCGGAATCGTAAGCGATAAAACGGTCGGCTTCCATAGAAAGAGCAGCACGGGCGCGAGCCTCGGTGAAGTATTTGTTAGAACCTTCAGCAAGATCGCCAGTGTCTTTAGTAGCGATAACATCAGCCCAAGAAGCAGAGAATTCTGCTGCTGTGATTTTGATTTCGCCACCAGAGAAGGTGATCATTTCGCCGCCAGTCATGTGAGCGCGGACTTCAGCAGCGGATGGGCCAGTGTAAGTGATTACACCAGTGCTGCTGTTGTACGCCAACGAACCGTCGCCGCCTGCATCAGTAACAGAAATCTTGCTACGAACTGCGGCGATAGCACCAGCGTGAGCGCCAATGATATCAGCGGTCGAACCGGAAAGAGCAGCAGCCTCAACGCTAAGCACACCAGTGCCAGAGTTGTATGCAAGGATGTCAGCAGCCTCAGAGATTGCTCCGCGAGCGCGCGCGTCTGTGTAATAAAGGTTAGCACCTTCAGCAAGGTCTGCAGTAGTGAAGCCACTGAAGCCTGTGAGACTTGCGGCCATTACGCCAGTTGCTTTGTTGAAAGAAGCGCTGATGTTTGTTGTCGAAGAAGCCGACATTTGGTTGCGGATTTCATCAGCACCAAGACCATCAAATGTGAAAACACCTGTGGAAGAGTTGTATGCCAATTGGCTGATAGCATCTGTATCAGAGTTTGTTACAGAAACGTGGCCGCGTACAGCAGCGATAGTGTCTGCGTGTCCAGCAACAACGTTTTTGACCGAAGCAGAAAGTTCTGCATCAACAACGCTTAAAACACCAGTGCTAGAGTTGTATGCGAGGATATCAGCAACTTCGCTGATAGCGGCGCGGGAACGTGCATCGGTATAGTAAAGGTTTGTAGTACCTTCGCGGACATCATCGGTATCTGCGAGAGCCAAGTTTGTGGCAGGGTTTTGTAACTGACCGTCGAGAGTCGAGGCCGAAAGGTTACGAGCAGCGTCGATAACGACGGTGCTTCCGACTTTAAGTTTGCCGGATTCGACGATATCAATATCACCTTCTTGCTTGAGAGCACCTGAAAGGATTGCATCGCCTAATTGAAATTTGTAAGACATTATATATTTCTCCTAATTATGAATTATACAATAAACGCCAGACATGTACGATGTACACATCAAGCATTCACGATTAATTAGTCTCACAAAGCAGTAAAAAAAATTAGCAAATAAAGTATTTATTTGAGCCATTACAATAAAGTGTAATTGCTGCATAAGGAGACTCCAAAACAACTGAATTTTGACCATCAATTAAATTGTCATTTTGTGCAAGAATTCTTATTGGTTTGCTGGACGCAAGGCCACCCTCGTCTTTTATTACAAACGTTTGACCATCCACAAGTGATGCGCCGGGTGGCAATGTTATGTCCACACCTGAGCCGGTCAACTGATCAGTTTGCACGGCAATCAAATACTCCCCTGTTGTCATGATATGATTTTCTGATATTGTATTTCTTTTTACTGCTATTCCGCCGTTTAATTTCATTTGGTGCGCGGCAAGATTAAAAACGCGCCCTTGATCCATTATGATACCACGATCTCTAAGATGCATGTGGCCCACATTAAATGCCTTGGTCGCCGAACCAGAGCCAAACTTCATGTTGCCACCCTCAACACTCAGTGTATCGTTCCCAAAATAAATTGTGCTACTTGAAATGTAAAGTGAACGCCATGGTTTAGAAGGCGTTCCTAAATCTCTAGCATTAGCAACTGCCGGCACAAGGTCTCCATCTAGGTCAATTCCGCCTGTTATACTTAGCGTACCAGTCACGAACAATGAGTTCTGAGAAAACGTTAAATTGACGGAACCTGTTAGATCGCCATCTAGCGGATCGTGAAACTGTAAGGAGTTGACCGGGCCTTCGGCAACCACATTATCTGCCTTAACATTGATCAAGTTACTGCCGTCTCCATAAAAAGCAGAAGCAGATATATTCAATGATGAAGAGACTTCTCCAATTACAGACAGAGTATCTCCATCAAATGTTAAATTGGTTTCGCAAATTAAATTATTGGCGTCTCCGTTCACATTAGTCAGAATCGCATTGTTGGTTGCGTTGGACACACGAGGGACGTTGATTACCTCTCCGGCGTCAGACGTGCTTAAGTTACCCGACAGGATGTTGGCATATGCTATATCTATACGGGGTCTAAGTTCTGCGGGCAAGAACACTGTACCCGACATATTGTTGTAAGCCATCTATATGCCTCCTCTATTAACTAGAAGACAAACCAATTGCTTCCGTTTGAATATAAACTAATTGCCGGCATTGTACCGGTTAATATATAAAACCCATCCCCGTCGAATGTGTAAGTGTCTGTTACAGAACGAGTAAGTGTGATATTAGAGCCACCTCTATTCGATGCCTCGTCCTTAATTACCAATATTGCGCCGGCGCTATAATTAGATGGACTTGGTATCGTAATTCTAACAGGT